GCTCAGGATCGGGGTCCGGGACGAATGGCTGTTCCGACGGGCAGTACCAGGCTCGCATGACGGCCTCATAGGACGGGATTTTCTGGCGACTTTCGCGAAGGGCCTGCTGCATCATGCGGCTCTCGAAAACCCCGACAATTCCGTCATAGATGTCTTTGTGGTGAGCAGTCAGGGTCAAATACGAGAGGAGGCGCTTGCACCTGTAAGTGGGATTCATGTCCTTCACAGGAGCAGTCAGTTTCCCCCTGAGTTTCTCTTTGTCGTGCCACACGACATAAGGCCTCCATGACACACCAGTGGACCTAAGTTCCCTTGCCATGGTGTTGTTGGCCCGCATGCACCTTTTGGAGAGGAACTCACAGTCTCGAAGCGCCTTCACCTCCAGGTTGTTCACGACACCCCAGCGGGCCATGACACGCCTGATATTTCGAGGTGTCCAGGCCCTCGGCCTGGCCTCGGAAATGGACAGGAGGTGGTCATCGCCATAACACGAGAGCTCATTGAAGAAGGAAAATTCCCTGGCAGTCTTGCCAGTGAGCTCCTTCCAGGCCGCCATATAAAGAATGACGGTAGCCATCGAATTATCCATGGACGTGGCAGAATGACCTGTCGTTTCACCTGTCCCTTTGCGCCAGACATTGCCAGTCGATGTCTGCCCAAGGGCCTGGCCCAGGACCTGGTCGTAACTGATGTCAACCAAGTCCATAATACGGGCCCGATCCTTATGATAATTAAAACCCCGCTTCCGAATAGCCTTTATCATGTCGATAACTGGGCCATCAATTGTGGAATCGAAGGCAGTGAAGTCCCCTTCCACATGAATGTTAAACCGGCCATGTTTAGAAAAGAGGTCTGAAATCCAATACCCATTAAGGGGCATCCCTACTTTTATGGGAGTGTTCTCCCAATCAAAGTTGTGATTCGGGCCATAATTGAAAACAGTGCTCATGATGTACTGAGTAATGGGGGAGCCAATGATAGAACGCACCTTGCCGGCCATCCACTTCTTTGGAGGCAAGGCTTCCCCTTTCACTGAGACATGAGCCACTGGCAATATCCGGGAAGCGTGGTAAAAGGTGTTGGCCCACAGCTTTTTAAAGGCGGAATAACCAATTGTGCTGATAAAGGCTGACCGTTTGTATTTGGACTGCCGCCCAGGGGTCTTCATCCAAAAACCCAGGGCGTACTTCTTCACCCATTTGCCGATGATATAATTGTACGGTGTCAACTGGGAATTTCGGAATATTGTTCCAATCAGGTCCCAAACGTCGTCCTCAACGTCCGGCAACCCAACAGGAGCGGTGTTCTTGAAATACCTGGCAGTGGACTCGGTCTCATTGTCCACTGACTGGTAAGTCTCGGTTCTCTTGTAAACAATGGCCACAGCACGTAAATGGTCGAGATTGTGGTCCAATTGGGC